TGCTTTTGGAACTCTATTTAATAATATTAGTGTAAGACACTCAGAAAGTGATGGATCTTTTAAAGAAATAAAGGTTCCACTTGCTTATGCATCTCAAGAAAAATTTATACAAAGATATTTAAACCCGTCTTCTATAAGCGAAGGAACAAGAATAGAGAATCAGCTGCCCAGAATGAGTTATATAATGAGTGGAATCGTTCCAGACCCCTCAAGAAAAAAAGGAAGACTTACGCAGTATAGTCCAACTACAGGTCCAGCTGGAAATTGCCAGCCAAGCGGTTATTCAATAGCAAACGAAATACCCGTAAACTTAAATTTTAATTTATACATATATACTCGGCACACTGACGATACAATGCAAATTGTAGAACAAATAATGCCATACTTTGTACCTGATCATATTATAAAACTAGATTATAGCGATGTAAATAAAGATGTTATTGTTCCTATTGTCATGGGTCCAAATAATTTAAGTGAAAGATTTGATGGTGATTTTTCTACAAGAAGAATAAATATCTCCTCTTTTAGTTTTGTTGCAAAAGCATATATTTTTGGAAAAACAGTTCCGACAACAACTTTGGGAAGCATGGCAGCAAATATAGAAGGGCTTGGCGGAGATGGTAATTCTTTTGGAATAAGTGATGCATATTAATAAAAATTTAGCACAATTTTTTTCTATACCAGAAACAAAACTACCAGCCTCAGAAAAACCCATACAGGGTGGCACATTTGATTCTGGAAATTTTGATAAAGATTATAAATTGGTTCAAGAAAATTTAAAAAATTTAATTGGAACGGGTAGTGTTGCTCTTGAAAGTGCACTAAAAGTTGCAACCGAATCCGATAGCCCAAGGGCATTTGAGGTGGTTGCCATATTACTCAAAACGATGGCAGATTTAAATAATAATGTTTTAGATGTACATAAAAAAGCAAAAGATACTACTAGTTCAAAAGTAGAAATAAAACAAACAAACAATTCAGTTTTTGTTGGTTCGACAAAAGATCTTCAAAACTTGTTGAACAAAGAAAGAAGCACCAATAAAGATGTTGTTGATGCTGAGGTGATCCAAGATGAAAAAAGGGAATGAAATACAGGGTTATCGAAATAATCCAAATTTAAAATTACCAGGAGTCGAGTTACAATATACAAAAGAGCAACTAGAAGAATATATAAAATGTGCAAAAGACCCTGTTTATTTTTGTGAAAAGTATGTAAAAGTAAAAACATTGGATCGAGGAATAGTTCCGTTTGATTTATATCCATATCAAAAAAAATTTATAAACGCAATAGATCAAAACAGATTTGTAATTTCTAAATGGCCACGTCAATGTGGAAAATCAACATGCGTAACCAGTTACATATGCCATTACATAACATTTAATCAAAGTGTAAATGTTGCAATTTTAGCAAATAGATTAAAAACTGCAAAAGAAGAGCTTTTTTCAAAATTACAATTAGCATATGAGAACCTACCCCATTTTTTACAACAGGGAGTTGTAGAATGGAATAAGACGAGCTTTAAGCTAGAAAACGGCTCTAGAGTCATGTGTGATGCAACGTCCTCAACAGCCATTCGTGGAGGTTCTTACAACTTACTGCTCCTTGACGAGTATGCCTTCTTGGCAAGCCACTTGGCCGAAGAATTTTATACATCAACCTATCCAACAATATCTGCTGGTACTACTACAAAATTGATCATCGTATCAACTCCAAATGGTATGAATCATTTTCATAAACTTTGGGTTGATGCAAAAAGACCGGATGGCCACAAGTTAAAAAATAAATTTATACCAGTTGAAGTCAGCTGGAGAGAAACGCCAATAAGTCCAGGAGCACCAAAATTAAGAGATGACATTTGGGCAGAAGAACAGATTGCAAACACCAGCCCAGACCAATTTGAACAAGAGTATGGTTGCAATTTTTTGGGATCATCAAATACTTTAATATCTTCAAGCAAACTCAGTGTTCTTGCATCGGAAGAATTTTTAGAAGAGGACAAAGAAGGATTAAGAGTTTTTGAACAGCCAGATAAAAATAAAATTTATTTTATAATGGCAGATGTGTCGAGAGGTCAGGGGTCTGATTATTCTGCCTTCACTGTTATCGATGGGACTGCTGCTCCATATAAAGTAGTATGCACATATAAAAATAATACTATAAGTCCATTCAACTTTCCAACAGTACTAAAAAAAGTTGGAGAAAAATATAATAATGCTTACATATTGGTTGAAACAAATGACATAGGCGGTCAAGTTTCTTCTATACTTTATAATGATTTGGAATATGAAAACGTGTTGATGACAAAAATTATGGGCAGAAAAGGACAAATTTTATCTCAGGGTTTTGCTAGCGGCAAAAGTGAAATGGGTATAAGAACTACAGCTCAAACCAAAAAATTGGGATGTGCCATTTTAAAAAGACTCATCGAAGAAGATAAAATTTTAGTAAACGATGAAAGAATTATTCAGGAATTGATGACATTTGTTTCAAAATCAAATACGTATAAGGCCGACGAAGGCCACAATGATGATTTGGTTATGACTCTTGTCTTTTTTGCTTGGCTCTGCAGGCAAGAGTATTATGCAGATTTAATTGAAAATGCTAAATTTAATTACGAAGAAGCAAAAAAACCAGAAGATGATAACACATTGTTTATGTTAAATAATGAAAATTTTGATGATGATCAAGATTTTGTTAGCGATGGTGTTGTGTGGCGTCCTACTTAATTTTCTAAATATTACATAGAAAAGGCATAATCGATGGCATCACTAAGTTCCTTTATAAATCCAAGTCATTATACAAAACAAACAATTGGAACAGAGTTTTTAGCTGGTATTCTAGCTGGCTCCACGTTCAAGGGAGTTTCTTTTGGTAGTAGCACCGGTGGAGTAATTTTGGATCCCGGTGGTCTTTTTGGTTGGCTCATTTATTCAAGAGGAAATACTAACTTTTTTAATCCTGCAAAGGGTTTTACTACCGACAAATACATTGTTTACACAAATCCTGGTGAGTTGGTAAACGATCTTAATAAGCTTTCTGGAATTACAAATTGTTTGATTTCATCTTTGACTGGCGCAACTTCTGCAATTTTTACAAATATTGGTAGTGAAGTAAGCGCAACAGTAGTTGGTTTAGATTTTATTCACTGCATAAACTATTTGGCTTACGGTGGTACGCTGATCTTGGCCGGAGAAACTGCTGGTCTTTCTGAATATCAGAATCAAACTGGAAAATATCTTGATGTTGTTATTGCAAAAAATGCAGAATCTTCTTTGGCTGCATGGCTAGATACGCAAACAAATACTTTAGGAATCTTCCCAACACAGGCAACATCTGGAGTAACAGGTGCGTCACAAACCATGCAAAATTTTGGAAGTTTGGCTCCGGGTGCAAGTCTTGCTGGTGATTATGGGAAGAGAATATTTAATATATACGGTACAAAAACCCAGTCAACAATTGATTCAAACTACAATATTAGTTCTCTTTACGAAAATGGTACATTTACATACAGAATAAACACCACTGCTGATATAGCAGGGTTCTGTGCAAGAGCTAAAGATCGTGGTGAGCAGTTTTTGACCATTGGTGGCTTGGACAGAGCAATCGCCATCAATGGAACTATAAATGAGGCTGTTGAGTGGTCTAGCTCCACTAAAAATACTCTAAGAAATGCAAGAGTAAACTTCTTTGTTGTTCACACACCAAGATTTTTGGGTTCAGACCTTGTTGGCGCTACTTCTGGAACCACAGTAACAGTTTCAGATAGAATTGGTCCAGCAAAAATGAAAATTGATTTGACTAAGAAAATAACTGATATTGGATTGAAGTATTCTTTTGATGTCAACACTGCCACAACTCGCCAAGCAGTAACATCAGAAATAACAACCACTCTTGAAGCATATAATTCGTATTTGCAAACCGATGCTACGCAAATTATATGCGATTCTTCAAACAATACTGATTATTCTGCTACATTAAACATTAAAGTAATCATTAAACCAATTCTGGGCGTAGAATCCTTTACCATCGACGTTAATCTTACACAATAATGAGCAATTCTCTAGTAAATTTTAAAAATCAATTTAATGGTGGTAGTCGTCCTAACAGATTTGAAGTTTCAGCTGTTTGGCCAACAGGCATCTCACCACCAGCAAACCATTTAAAATTTAAAATTGTATCCGCTTCTTTGCCAAGAGCAAAAATTAATACTATAGGAATTCCTTACAGAGGAAGAACTATAACTTATGCTGGAGATAGAACATACGAACCATGGATTGTTGGTGTCTATGATGACGGCGATACAACTAGTCTTTGGAGGTG